GTTCTTACGAACACCGGATGTCCTTCCCACCGCTTACTTGTCTTCTCAGACGGTGCGGTTGGAGGGACCCCTATGAAGTAGATCATGCTGTCTCATTTCACTCTGTGGCTAGCGCTATAGAGGAACAAATGGCTGGACGTGTAGACTGGACACCTTTGCAGGTGCACCAGAAGGCGCCGACACTATTTGGTCCATTGGAACGAGGATACTTGGTACACATCTTTTCCGGACACCCCAAAATTAGGGGCGCCTCCTTTGCAGGAGCCGGTTGGATGTATGCCAAGGATCTACCGCCTATTGCTAGGCGGTCGCTGTTATCGAAGTTATTCTGGATCAAACTGATTAAACCACCTCTACAACGTAAGTTGTATACGATGGTAAGCTCAGATGAAGGGTGGGTTGAGCTGAGAAAGTTGCTCGTCTCTTGCGAGATGAGAATGAACTCAGTGATTCTTGCGAATCCCAACAATCCCTATGAATACTTCGATAGGATCAATGCTTCCCTGGTTTCCAACTCACTGAATCAGAGAGATTTTCACAAATTCCTGAAAACAGTGGTGAAGAAATGCCGTAAGGCAGTCCTTACCGACACCTCATACCAGGTTCCTAGATCCTGTTCATGGCTCGTGAGAGTCATGAACGATGTGAAAACCAAGACGATGCCCCGGGCCCGACAGCTCACGCTGTTGCAGACCCGGGCGTCCGGTTTTCCCACACAGAGGATTAGAGATGACTCTATCCAGCAATGGATAGACACTGTCACCTCCGATCCTACTGAGGATGAAAGGAGACCTATAGAGGTGCCTGAGTTGGAAAGCTACGTTAGAGACAATTTCTCAGTCAATGCTTTCACCGTTCGAAACACTCACGTGTCGATCGGCGTCAGCTCCTGCCTTGAAAATCGCAGGGCCCTTGATGGGAAGACAGGCATGGCTCGCGCCTTAATTGCCGAGGAAAAGTCTTGTAGACGGGTCGATCTTGAGACCGGAGAGATCACTGAGGAGGTCATCCTCGCGGATGAGTTCCCTGGTGAATTCCTTCTTCATTTTTCATTACTGAAATACTTAGAAGGGTATCCCCGGATGCTCAAGGTCAAAGTGGCGGGAATTGATGAGATTGGAATGAAGTATCGGATTATCACTATTCCGAGCTTCTTCCATTCCACCATCATCTCGCCGTGGGCCCATCTTACATACCAGTGGCTCAAGACTAGTTGTGAAACTAAGTCTGGGGTCTCTGGCACTAACCATGCTTGGGAAGCATCGCTCGCACTAACAGCCTCAGATCCAAATCTGAATTGGCTGTTCGGACCCGAGAGGGTCTTGGCATTCAATTCAGATCTATCGCAGGCAACTGACTTTGAACTACACGAGGCTATATCCGCGATGTTGGATGTTGCGCAGGCAGTGATGCCTGTGCAAGATTGGTACTTCAGTGTTGTAAAACACTTACTTTCGAGTCCCCGAACCTACACATTACTGCGTAACGGGGTCAAGGAAGAAGGTACCACAACACGCGGTTGTTTCATGGGTGACCATGGAACAAAGACTGTTCTTACCCTTTCGGGTCTTTATGCCCTCGCGGGCATGAAGTTCGATAGACTTAGTCGGTTGGTCGGTGACGACCAATGGACAGTCTGTGTCGAAGAGAAAGCCTATGAAGCCTTGGAAGTCTATAGTCGTCGGATACATGATCTTGGACTTAAGGTATCTGAGGATGACACTTTCGTGTCGGACACCAGCTTCTTTGCAGAAGAGGGTTTCCTAATCCCAGAAGATCCAGGGAAGACAACGGAGGTTTGGCTTGGTCGTAAGATCAGAAACCAACCTCCTTTCCTGGATGTGCCTAAGGTTAAGATTATGTCTGACTGTGGGAAAGACCTCGGACTCTTTTCTGACACCGCAATCGGGAAGATTACTCTTCTCGGAAAGCGCATGGAGCACAGTGGTAAGACCTTTTTACAAGGGACTTTCCACTTAGCTTCATGGATGCAGGACATTTGCATGTCCCTCATATACAGAAAAGAGTTCGTGTATTTTCCGAGGTTCCTAGTGCAAACTGGGAAACCTCCACTTTTCGGGTGTAAAAGAAACGTGAAATCATTCCTGGTGATGCAAAGGTGCGGAAGGCTGCAAAGCCCCTACGCCGACATCATGGAGACAGCCTTGCGGCCAGTCCACCATTCCAGGAGGATCATTCAAAGTTTCTTTACACACGGTGCGGGCGATGAAACTATCAGGATTACGGAACGCGAGTTCCCTACTGAAAGTTTTAGTGAGAATCTCGTTCTTACGAACGAGTCAGTGAGAGGGTTTGCACCCTTTCTACTCACGCGCCTTCACTCTAAAGTGATGTCAGAATCCGAACTAGTTGCCAAGTTAGCCGAACGTGAAAACTTGCTAGGTGAAAAAGTCAGGGTTAAAAGCCTGACCGTCGCTAACCTCGCGAGAGGTAAAGCGACGCTTACGGATGAACTCCTTACGGAGTTCATCGATAAGTGGTTCACCAATAGTAAGTTACTCAGGCTCCGAGTGGAAGAAAGGTACTATGACCGTGAGGCCATAGAGGAGAAGCTAGGCAATATCCATCCCTTACGGGTAACGGGTTTGCTAAAGCCTCTTCCACTTGAGGAAAGGGCCACCATCACAAGGTCTGAACATGACCGTCAGGTCAATGCCTTGTGGAGGTGGGTACAATCTAATCCTTGCGGATTAGACCGTCTGCCTCAAGCCCTTATTCGAGACGACCTACTACTCCTTTCGGAAAACCTTCAAACGATCCCCAGACTTCTCGTGGTGTCCGACGACATTAAACTTGTAAACGCTTACGCGATACAACGTGGAATGAACTGGCGGGCCACACGGGAAACCTTCCACATCTCTATCAACAACTGGGTTCTCTCTGACCTTACGGCCAGAGGAGAATTCAGCCCCGACGAGGTGTGGGTGGATGAGGGATCGTTAGATGGGTATCTAGATAATCTGGACGCTCTTGGAAAAGAGCCTCCAGATCCAGATGGCCAACCGATTACAGGACGTTACCGTCCCGTAAGGCCGACTGGAAATCTGGTACTGCCATTCGAGGTAATCGAGGCCAACCAATTGCTTGGTGAACTTCGAACCATCGAAGAGTAAAGACAGCAAATCTACTTCAAGAGGGTGTACCCTCTATCCGTA